ACTAATTTATATTGATGATCAGCAGTCTCTAGATCTAATTTGTCATTAATATCTTTTACAGTAACATAAGTTAAACTTTCGTCTATTTGAGCGGTAACATTTTCTGCATTACCTACAATAGTTACCAGATCAAGAGTAGATTCTACAATATCTGATCCAGTTCCAGCCGGCAAAAAGTCAGCATACTGCCCGGCGTTTGCTACGCAATATAAAATTTCGCCTTTGTCTGGATCGTTAGCGAAAAGACCAATCTCTCTGATATAAAAACCAGTGGCTAAACCTTGATTAGAAACAGTAGCTCTGGCTCTAGCATTACCGCTGCCGTCTACAAATAAATCGGTAAGGTTAAGAGACTCCTTTTCATTTATCAAAGAACTTAAATCAATTAAATTTGTACCATCCGGCAGTTCTCCATCTCCAACTGCTGCTCTAGTAAAATTTAGAGTAGTACCAGTCTGAGCTTTTGACTGCAGCTCTAAACCATCTTGAGTAATCGTTAAACTATTAAACTGGGCCATCATTTACACCTCCGTGTATAATTTCAAATAAGTACTTTGTCTGTTTGCAACTCCAACTTTTAATGCGCCCGAACTTTCTATAACCTCGGGCAAAGGTATTTGTTTTAAAATCAATTCCTTAGATTGTCTATTAACTGCGGCAACATAAAGATTATTAACTGGATCATAAACATCTTGGACCGGAATCTGTTTTAAAGTGACATTTTGATTAGTATGCATAAAAGATGCAAAATATAAATTAGCAATGTTTTCGCGCTTAATGTTAACTGATTCTAACCAGGACCGTTTATTTTTTGCTGAGTTAATAGCTTTCAGTAGTTTTCTTAAGACTTCTTGATCAGTTATTCTATCCTCAACTTGGATTCTGAAATAATAAGGGTCTCCATCATATTCAAACCATTCTTCCACAATAGCGTTGTCAAATGCATCACTGACAATTTGTTCGACCGCAAAAGGAGTTCCCTTTGTATAATGCAAAATATAAGCTTTTTTTGCTATTTTTCTTTTTTTCTCAATTGGTAAACTGAGTTCATAATAATCAGCATGAGCTGACAGCGCTAAATGATCGACAACTTTTTCTTCTGCATTGTCAATATCTCCAACAGTTAAAACTTTATTTATTTTGCTTACTGTTTTTTGATGTTCAGCGTCTATGCTTTCGCTTGCTGCTATAATATCCGGATCTTCTCTTAAATTCGGAGGTAAGATTTCAATAAGTTTAACTTCATCTATTTTATTATTCATCTTCTAAACCTCCATAATTAATAGTTATATTGGCTGCAGCTGCCACCTCTGTTTTCTGAACTTGAGTAAATACTGGTGCTGCAACAACAGACCTTTTAGCTCCAGCTTCTTTTATTCTACTTTTAAGTTCATCCGGGTTTATATCCCGGCCAATTTTTGTTTTTTGCCATTTTTGATAATCAGATATAGCTTGATCAACTGCATCTTGTATATTCTGAGCAATATCTTCATCATTTGAAGATATGTAATAAGTCAAATCTATATCATACATAACTTGGACCGGAGCTCCTACCTGTACATTATCCGTAAGTGGCCTTCGTTTTTTGAAATCCAAATATTCTTCTAAAGAATCTATTATTGCCTGGTCAGGTAATTCTCCATTTTCTAAAATAAATCTAATATCCACAACTCCTGGCGATGGAGAAGTTGGCACAACATCAATAATGCTCTGACTAAACTCTTTGACAAAAAAGATATATGCTCCCTCCGGGCCAGCAACTGAAAACGACTCTGGCTTCAAATATGTTTTTCTGGTCAGACTTTCATCGCTTTCTTCCTCAGCTCCATTCTGACTTGTATCTATATTTGTTATTGATTCAGTATAAGGTATTGGATCAACAAGAGTATCTATCTGTCCAGCTGTGAAACCATTGCCAATTGTTCCTGCTTCAGTACAAGTAACTTGAAATTCATAGGTTGTTGACCCGGCCGGCACTTCTTGATATTCAGTAGTTTCAAAAAATATATTATTACCAGGAGTAACTCTGGTTCCGGCTTTTATAGGAACTGCATTATCTTGTGCTGCAGAAAGAGTAATTTCCATAGTTGTTATCGCTTTTTGCGGTCCGTCTTTATCGACACTTAACAATGCAGCTAAATGTTCTAACTTTTCGCCTGTGGAATAATAAAGCAAATTCTGTTTTGCGACTTTATCTATTAACAAATTAGTTTGGTATTGTTTCAAAACTTGAGAATAAATCCAAATTCGAACAGGATCACCTGGGGCAAGGGTTTTCTTTTTCCCAGTTTGATCATAAAAAGCTTTTTCATAACTTTCTATAGCATCGGCCAGCATAGTTTCTACATCTGTTTCTACAAAATTTATTTCCGGCAAGTGTTGCAATTCTTGAATTTTAGCCACTTTCTAACACCACCTTAGGTATTAACACTCCATCTTGATCCGGTTCTTCAAATAATACTTCAGTAACTTTTACTCTGGGTTCATATTTTCTTACCTGTTTAACATACTCTGCAGTCAAAAGCCCTTTGGCCCGGGCCATCGGTTGGTCAAGAATAGACCAGTCGATTCCGAATTCTCTATCAAAAGCAACTGTTCCTTTTGGAGTGGTAAGTATAGTTTTTACATTTCTTATAACTTCCTGATATTCTTCAAGATCATCATTTAAATTTAAATTAATTTTGGTTGTATCAATCATTTGCATCACATCTCCGAAATGTATTCTTCAAGAGAGACATCTATTTTTGCTGAAAATAATTCTCCCTGGTTAAATACAGTATTCCAGGCTGAACTTATGCTTTGGCACACCCAGAGATCGTCCCCAACTATCTTGCTGCCTATAACAAGCGAATATGCTTCTCCTTGATTTACAATGCTGGCCCACTTTTCTATCTCATCTCGGGGTTTAACGCCGTGGTTTCCATTGAGGTTAATTGTAAAGCTAATCGTTTCAAGATCGGGATTGCTAAATTCACTTCTAGGTTTTTGGCCAATAATCTGATGTTTTTCATAACTGGCAGAAGCTGTATGAGATAAGTCATTAAAATTCAAAATCCGACTATCTGATGTTTCGAAGATAACCGGACCAAAATATCCAATCATATAATCACCTTATTTCTAATGAGTATGGTGGTTAGTGTTGCCTGCTGTATCAATAATTGATCCTCCTGAGGTTATATCTCCACCTGCAGAAATAGTGCCACTAACATTAAGATTTTGATTAATAGTTAAGTTTTTAGTTATAGTTGTTTCTCCATCAAGAGTAATTGTAGGAGCTTTAAAAACAATCGATGTTGCTGCATTAAGCACAATATTATCAGCGTCTATGGTTAAAGTTTTTGAGTTTTTATCGTACTGGTAAAAGGCTTCGTCATAGATGTTTTTATAATAGTACTGTGGCCCGGGCTGCTTTGGCATATTTTTGAGACTATAAGGCTGGCCCAGACAAAAACCTTTTGAAATTCCATTAGGTAAGAAAACACATAAAACAGTATCCCCTACCTCTGGCATATTATATTCAAAAGAAAGATAAGGAAGAAGATCTGTAACAATATTATCTTTATCTGGAAAGGTCACTTTCACAGCTCCGCGTTCATAATCGATACTTGAAACATTACCAACTCTGATCATATTTTTTAATATCTGAACAATTTTATCTTTAATCCAGCTCATTAATAACCCTCCAGAACTTTATGCATTTCAAGGCCCATTTTATAAGGTTTTACATTATGAATTATTTTATCAATATAATACTTGCCAGAATAAATTCCTAAGCCAGTGATTTCTATAGTGCTGCCGGCAACTAAAAAAGTTCCTCCACTTAATTTACCTTTCAAATTTATTTCGCTTTTATTTTTCTTTCTTAAAGCCCCTTTCGCTTTTGCTTCTGCTTCAGAAAGAGAAAATACTAAATCATTAATCTCTAATATTTTTTTACCTGGTTCCCCTGGTATTATAAAAGTATAATCTTTGTGTTCTTCGGTTTCTGGATCAAAGTAACTTAAATGAGCTCCATCATATCCGCTGTCAGTAAGATTAGGATCGAGGTCCCAGTCTTCTAATTCTGATTCGTCAATAGTAGTTACCGGCTCCTTGCTCTCATAATCTTTTTCGTTATAAAGTACAATTTTTTCTTTATAAATTTTCATTACTACACCGTACCTGGTGCAGAGATCATTAAGAAAAGTTTTGTCACTAACTTCACTTTGTTCAACAAATTTTATATCGGGATTTAAACTGGAATCAAAAACTAGATTTAAATTGTTCTCATTAGCAATTTTTTGTGCTATTTTCTCTAAAGTGGCTTTATTCCAAGTTCTGCTTTTTTTAGTAGTTGTAAAGTCTGTATCATTAGGAAGTGCTGCAGCATTTAAACTTAATTCAACTGGTCGCCCTCTGTACCGTGGCCGATCAACAATAAATTTCCCGCAGCTAAAAACTCTTGTATCTCCCTCTTTGTTCCAATCTTCTACTTTTATTGATGCTTCAATTACATCGCCTGTTTGAGGAGCCCAGTTCGATAGCCATTTTTTTGTTATATCATGTACTTTAAGTTGTATAGTATCTGACGATCCCGAAGCAACATCGGTAAAAGAAAATGATTTAATTTCCTTTTCTAAGTTTTTAGTTATATTTGTTCCCTGGTAATAAATTATAGGATTAGCTCTTCTGGTTTTCATTTATTAATCCCTCCATGGAGGTGCTTGTTTCCCAGAAGAACTTTCTTCATCTATTTCCGGCAACTCCAGTTCAATGCCGGCTGGGAAAATAACAAATTCTATATATTCTTTATTCGCCTGCATTAATTCTTTTGCATATTTTTCTTTTCCTAAATTTTCTTTTGCGATAATATCAAATGTATCACCGGATTTTGTAGTATACCTCACAACAACCACCTCTTTAACTGAAATCAGTTCTTGGATTTCCTCCTAAATCAAGAAATACTTCTTCGATCATATCTCTTAATTCTCTATTTGAACGCTCCAATTCTGTTTTATCCGCATTTCCTTCAATAATATTTTCAATATTAATTTCAATTTTAGTATTTTTAGTCGAATTATCAGATTTTAAGTTGTTTAATATTTTAGTAGCCTTAGAAGGAGTTTCTTTTAGTTTTTGTATAAGCGTCTCGGTTTTAGTTGCAGTTGTAACCTGAGTTCCTTGTGGCATATTAACCAGTTCAGGTCCTTGCTCTCCAACTATAGCCATACCTCCGCCGAAATTATTTGTTCCTTTTGCTAATAATGGGATTTCTGGAATGTCCGGGCCAAAACTTTTACCTCCAACTCCTGGTACCCAGTCGGGTATAGAGACATCAATCTTTCCAATGCCTGCAAGGGCTGTATTAATCAAACCTATAGTATTATTAATTGGAAGTTTAACTAAATCTCCAATTAAAGAGAATGAACCTCCGACTGCTTGAACAACTCCATCCCAGGCTTTTGACCAGTTGCCAGTAAATACTCCGCTTACAAAATCAACTAGTCCGTTAAAAGTGTCTTTTCCTGACTGATAAATGTCAGTGATTCCACTTATAAAAGCTTCAACTACCGGCAAGTTTTTAATTAAATTATAGAAAGCTCTTAACTTAGGTAATATTTTGTCCCAGTTTTTATAGACCAAATATCCGGCAGTAGCCAGAGCGCCTATCGCGATTGCTACAACTGCAGCTGGATTAGCTGACATTGCAAGATTAAGCGCGACCTGAGCTTTGCTTGCCGCCAAAGTAGAATATCGAGCTGCATTCATAGTTGTTTGAAAAGTACTATAAGCTTTAGAGATTGCTTGAACAATCATTCCGGCTTTTTGAGCAGCTGTCAAAGCAATTTGAGTAGTTTTATATGCTACCATTGCAGAAGTTATTCCAACGACAATTGGCTCTATTGCAGTCCAATTATTTTTTATGAAATTATAAGTTGCTCGGACAGGCTCCATAGCCGCTTTTGCTTGAGCTCCCATTTCTTTATAATTAGCAAGAATAAATTCTAACCCTTGATTAATATAGGGTAAAACTTTGTTACCAAAATTAATTTTCAATACATTAATTAACTGTCCAAAACGTTCTCTTAATGCTTTAGAAGTTTTAACTTTATCTTTGAAAGCTTCGTTGCTTGCTCCAACTGCTTGATACATAGCTTCTGTTTTAGTTGTAAAGTTTTCTGACTGAGCTCCAGTTAAAGCAATAACTGCATTTAATGCTTCAACTCGCCCAAACATTTTACTTAATTGTTCAGTAGATCCTCCAGTAGCCTTCTTTAAAAGGTCAAGTGTTCCCTGGAAACCCTTTGCTTTGATCATTGCTGCACCAGATTCATATCCTAAGCCATTCATAACTTCTTTCATAGCTGATGTTGGCTTTGTTAAAGCTGTGAAAACCCCTCTTAACTGAGTACTTACTTTTGCAGTATCACCAGTAACACCAGTTAGAGTGGACATAGCCCCGAAAACAGATTCCATATTGGCTCCCATCGCGCCAGCAAGAGGTACTACATCACCCATATTCTGTGCTAATTCTGGGAAACTTGTCTGACCTAATTTAACAGTCTGGAAACCTAAATCAGAAACTTTTTGAGCAGTCTCTGCACTTACATCTCCGTAACCTTTCATTGTGGCAGATAAAAACTTAACTACATTTTGAACATCCGCATTACCACCGCGAGCATTTTCTGCAGCCTTTTGAAAAATATCATAAGTATCAGCGCTTTCTCCTAATGCTGATATAGTTTCATATAGACCTCTGTTTAACTGTTCTGTAGAAAGACCAGTTGCAATTGCTGTTTGTTTAACCTGCTCACTATAATTACCTAACTTTTCTTTTACATTGCCATCCAGGAGAGTACCAACATCAGCCATTTGATCTTCAAATTCCATTGCTGCTTGAGTAGAGCTTTTTAAAGCGGTGACTATTGTTCTGGCACTAAAATATATTCCGGCAGCACCCAAAGCTCTTTTCATAGTTCTACCTAGTTTAGAATAAGCACTTTCTGTATAACCTGCACTTTTTCTAATATTTTTCATATTCTTCTGGACTTTAGAAAAAGATTTATGCATACTGGATTGAACTTTTGCACCCAAAAGAAAATGAGTTTGATAAGTGGTCCTACTTGCCATTATTAGTCACCGCCTTTATATCATCAGCTATATTGAAAAGTTCATCGATTTCTAAGTAATAATAAAAATCAACGCTGGTTGATGTTCTCAAACCTAAACTGACAGAAATTTTTCTTAACTTTTTTCCGTCAGTGGCTTTTATTCCTCTCCGTAGAAAAAATTCATTACCGCAGTCTTTACTTTAATAATATTTTTTGCACCTAATTGATCAAAAAATTCCAGCGGTAAATCTGTAACTCGGTTAGATACCAATCTTGCATAAGCAACACTGGCTTCTGGTTGAGAAGAAAAGTTACCATCTAAATTAAACTGTTTTTCTAATTCAATTAGATCACTGGTTTTTAGCTTTTCCAAACCAGTTAAATCAATTTTTTCTACAGTTTTATCTTCAAATTTGATTGGCTTACTTAACTCAATGATCAACGGATTATCTTTTTTCACTTCTTTAGACATTTAATTTACCTCCTATTATATTTGATCTCTTACTTTTTTAAGTATATCTTGACCATCAACAACATAAATGAAGTTTAATTTGTCATATTCTAAAACTTCTTCTCCATCAATAACTATTTTGATATACATTATTTCAAGAGTATTAGCAGTCTCAGATGGCTGGCCAACTCCCATAGTACCTAAATTAAGATTTTTAGGCACTACTTTCATAGTTATTTTCACTGGTTGATATTCAATAGTTCCAGCAGAAGAGTCATTAATCTGCTGAGACCCACGCAAGATTATAGTTTTGGCAGTAGGAGTCATCAGTTTTGTTGAGCGTCCGTTAACAGTTCTATACGGGATTTCTATTTCCATGCTGCTAAAATGTCCAGGTGTTGGACTTTCATATTCTCCCGCTATACCAGCTCCGGAAATTGTTTCTGACATTGCTTCAAAATTTGGTAACGTTACTTCGCCTGTGATACCAATCATTTTTTCGCCTTCATCATAAAGATTAAAGTTAACTACTTTTTCTGGAATAGGATTTACCACTATTATTCACCTCCAAGAGCTGCTTGCAGAGCATAAGGATCAAACTCTAGAATGTTTGTGATAGATCTAGCTGGTGGATATGGTGTCAAATACTGATGGAATACAATTTTTCCATCGATAATATCAGTCAATGGATTTTCATCCTGGTTAAATTCAATCTTAGCTCCAGCCAGCTGCTGTTTAGCTTTATAACCATTTGCTCTGATGTTTTCGCTATCCACAATATTTTCAACTAATCTTAAGTTAGTGGGATCATCGACTTTTTGGAAATATGTCCGAATGAATGTATTTCCCCACCAGTCAAACATTCTTCTAACAGATATGAATGCATCCTTAGGATCAGTAGTAGATGGATAAGCTCCAGTTCTATTACCCCAGGCTTTCCAACCATCCATATTAATAGCAGTTATAATACCATTGCTATTTAAAAGATTGGCCTGCACCTGATCTAGATATACTTCTTCTCCGTTTTCTAAAACAGTGGCTGTAATTTTAGCCTGCTTGTTAGATGGAGAAACAAAAGGAACGCCTTCGTTTTGATCATCAATAAAAGCCATTAGCGGTGCAATAAGAGCGCTAAAATAATAAGTTTTATCTCCAACCATAGCTTTTGGCCAGGCGACAATATTATTTTTATCAGTGTAGCTGTTATCATTCTTCCAGCCAGCTGCATCACTATAAGCTGCAGCTCCATCAACATCATTTGTATCAATATCAAGAACCGACTGACAGCTAAATGAACCGTTAATTCCTTTTGTTTTTGAAGTCATTGCAATACCTACAGATGGCATGTGACTCCAACCAGGGGCCAGAATAGTACCAGGTATTACTGATAATTGAGGAAATACCTGCTCAACATTTTCTAAACCTTTATATTTTCCAGTAGCAATATCATAACCACCAATCACATCATCTTTAGTTACTGCTGATGGATCTAGCTTTGTAAAACCTAAAGTTAGTGATGTTTCTCCGTCAGTTTCTATTTGACCACCTTCAACAACTTCCAGTACAACGAACCCATCATCATTAAAAGATAATTTATAATCATTATCTTTTACATAATCGGTTACTCCGTCTTCACTGCTGACAGAAAAGTTTTCATCTAACATTATTCCTTCTTCTTCAATTTCAATTTCATTATTTACAATTGCATAAACTTCATCGGTTACAGCTATATTATGTTCTGCGGGATCTAGAACATTAATCAGTACAATTGGTGCAACATTAAAGACTCTAAAAGATGCATCAATAGACTGGCATATAGTGTAATTTTCAAAGTCATCAGAATAGCCAACTTTACTTACTGCTTCAGCAAAGCTATAAGCAATAAGTGGTTTATTAACAGCACCCTGTGGATCTTCAACCAAGTTTACTGGTGCTGTACCTACAACAACCTGTATAGCACTGTCAACCTGTACAGGAGGTGTTAATGAAGTTGCCTGTTCTGTAATATATACACCGTGTTGATAAGCCATTTATTTCACTCCTTTATGAGTATAGATTTTCATTTGTTTGTAATACTTTTGCGACTTCCCAGTTAGTTTCTAAGGCACTATAAAAATAAGGGTAAGTTACATCATCGTTAGTCATCCATTTAACTGGATAATCAATAACATATTTGCTATCAAATAATTCTTTTTCTCTTAAATGTTGATATATTTTGTTTAAAATAATTATGCTGTCTTGATAACCTTGATTGTTTTCGTCTTCATCATAAACGCCAACCATGAAAAGAATATGGGCTGTATTAGCGGTATCTTTGCTTTGTTCTTCTCCATCGAGTAATATCACATTTACAAAAGGAAAAATATCGATATCTTTTTTCTTTTTCGGCAAATACTGCTTATAAAAATTAATATTCACTTTTTCATTATCTGTATTTAAAAATTTAGTACCTTCAAAGATTTTTGGAAGGACTTCATCAACTAAATGTTTTTGTAATAAAATAGGAACCATTATCTACCACGCTCCAGTACTCTTTTAACTTCATGATCAAGCCGCTTATAAAATGTCTCTTCTGCTCTGTCCTGTGCATAATCTGATATTTCATCGTTTGCAATCATTTGAGGTACGGCCGGGCCAGACATTCTAGTAATAGGAAGCCTTTTTTCTCCAACTCTTTTAAATATTTTGTTGCCGTTGATGTCGGTTACAAAAGCATCTTTTAGATCTTTATAACCGTCTCTTTTGATGGCAACTTTAAGTTGCGGAGGATTAGATGGCTTAGGCTTTCTAGGTTTATATCTGAATTTATCAAGTGGTACATGTTCACCCTCTGAAACTACTAAAGCCCCCAGGCTTGACCTGCGAGCTTTGATAGTTTCTATTGTTTTTTTAACATCACTTGATTTGATATGGTATTCTTTTCGAGTTTTCTTAGCTGCATTAGATTTCATAGTAGATGCTGCTCTATTAAGAGCTCGATATAATACAATTGGTGTTTTACTCTTATATCTACCAAGAGTCTTTTCAATTTCTTTAACCATGTTGGTTGAAATTTCTATCATGAGAAATTCGCCACCAATCCGATCAGATATGATCCTGTTTCCTCTTTTGCATCTGCTACCTGGTACAAATCACCATCAAATCTGATGTTTTCTCCCGGCAAGGGCTTATCTCCAAAATCTGCAGCTTTTACAATAAACATCATATCTGCATTATATATTCCGGTAGGATCTTTAAACCCAGTTTGTCTGTTTTTGCCCCATTGTTCAATTAAATCATTATCAACGATTACATCCATTTCAGTTCCATTTATGCTGTGGTTAGTTGCAAACTCATCGACATTCATAAACACATCAAGGTCAGATTGTAAATAATCTTTTAGTTTTGGCATAATATCATTCCTTAATCATTAATTACTTCGTCAGGATCGAAATCAACATTTACTTCTCCTTCTTCAGGAGGTTCTTCCATCTCACCAATTTTTTCTTCCAGCGGGGATACAACCCCTTTTCTGTTTTTGGTTTCTCTTTCAAAATCGAGCATGTCATAAAGTTCATCCAGATCATCAGTTTTAGAAATCATTTCTTCTACTTCTTCAACTGTAAAATCATCTGGAATAATTTCAGGCTTTTTTTCTTTGCCCGGGCCATCAGATTTAGAGCTTTCTTTTTTTGAAACAGTTTCAACTATTTCTCCATAACCTTTAGCTGCAAGTTCTTTTTCTTTTTCCTTGCTTAGATCTTTGATTATGTCCTCTTTTTCTGTTGGTCCATATACTTTTCTATTGTGTCTAACTTTATAATTAGTCACTTTAAACATTTAGTTACCTCCTTTAGTTAACTTCAAGCACATACCAGGAGTCTACATCTTTAGGAACCGGCAATGGTCTTGATGTTAATCTAATTTTTCTTACAT